GGTACAATCGTTACAGGTGCAGCGATGGGTGATATGTCTGGATATACTTTGACATTCAACGCTCAGGAGAAGATCCCTGCTAACTTCGTAGATGCTACGATTACTGCTGATGCTTCAACTATTAGTGATATCTAAGATCAGATCCTGATAGAATCAAAAAAGCCCTTCCTTTCGGAGGGGCTTCTTTTTTGGTAGCAGTGCTACCTAAGAGAGATGAACACTGCAAATGTAACCATTATATATCTTTTGGGTTTTATAATTAGATGATTATTGTAGAAGAAAATACAACTCCACAGATAACGATGTATCTCAGGGACTTCACAACGGAGTCTTTTGAGATGGAAATTATCTCAGAGAGTGAAAGAGTTGAGAAGGTAGATACTGCTATATCTGGATCATATGATGATTTCAGGAAGGTGCTAACCTTCTCCTATGATGTATCTGCTTTAGTAGCGGAGAGTTTTTATGTGATCAAGATTTGGGAAGTGGGTAAAATCAAGCTACTTTCACAAGACAAGATATATATCATTCCAACAGGATCTAGTGTAGCAACATATCAGCCAAAGATGGCTACTACAGAGGAGACTATGGATAACGAGTTTAAGATTTATGGAGAGTAATTTCAAGTTTGTTCAACTATCTAGCTATACTACTCCTGTAGTAAGTGAGAACCCTAGAAAGGGTTGGGTAGAGTATGGAGATGACAATGATTATTTTCAGTATCTGATTGATCGCTATAATGGTTCTCCTACGAACAATGCAGTAATCTCTGGGATCATTGATATGATCTTCGGTCAAGGTATTGATGCTACAGATTCAGGTAAGAATCCAGAGGCTTATCTTCAGTTGAGAAAACTGATTAAGGATCAGGAGTTGAAGAAAGTAATCAATGACTACTACATGTTAGGCAATGGTGCTTTTCAGTTGATCTACAATCAGAATAAGACTAAGATCGTTGAGGTATACCATATGCCTGTAGAGACTCTTAGAGCAGAGAAGTGTAATGATGAGGGAGAGGTTGAGGCATATTACTATGCTTATGATTGGGGTCAAGTACGAAGCAAGAAGGGTGTTGATCGCATTCCTGCTTTTGGCTATGGCTCACAAGGAGATAAGGTTGAGATCTTATACTTCAGACCTTATCGCAGTGGCTCTTACTATTACTCCCCTGTTGATTATCAAGGTGCTTTACCTTATGCTGAACTAGAGGGTGAGGTAGCGAACTACCATATCAATAATATCAAGAATGGTCTTGCTCCTTCTATGATTGTGAACTTCAATAATGGAGTCCCTCCAGAGGAGGAAAGAGATATCATAGAATCACAGATCAAACAGAAGTGGGGAGGTACATCTAATGCAGGGAAGTTCATCCTAGCATTTAATGATAGTGCGGATACTGCTGCTTCTATTGAAGCGATTCAGCTATCTGATGCTCATAATCAATATCAGTTCTTATCTCAGGAGTCTCAGCAGAAGGTCCTAGTAGGTCATAGAATCACTTCACCTATGTTGTTTGGGGTAAAGGATCAGACAGGTCTAGGAAATAACGCTGATGAGATTAAGACTGCGTTTACCTTGTTTGATAATAGTGTGATCAGACCTAAGCAGAATCAGGTGATCAATGCTCTGGATCAGATCCTAGCCTTCAATAATGTTGCTTTGAATCTATACTTCAAGACTCTTGCTCCTTTAGAATTTACAGACATTGAAGGTGTAACCGATAAGGAAGTGATTGAGGAAGAAACAGGAATCAAGATGAGTGCTGAATTCACTAAGGAGGATGAGGCTCAATGGTTAGAATACCTTGCTGATAAGGGTGAGGATATCAATGAAGAGGAATGGGAGTTAACTGCGGTGCAGGATGTGGATGATCCAGATAATGAGGATCAGATCGTAGAAGCGATCACATCGGTTAGTATGGCTGCAGTGAGTTCCTATGGTGATGCTGAGGAGAGATCTTCAGGTGATGCAGGGATGTTTAAGATTCGCTATAGATATACAGGATCATTGAGCGGTAATAGCAGAACCTTCTGTGTTGAGATGGTTGGATTGTCTGATTCAGGTAAGGTCTATAGAAAAGAGGATATCAATCAGATGAGTTTCTCTGGAGTTAATGGTCAGTTCGCACCGAAGGGAAGAAGCACATATTCTATCTTCAAGTATAAGGGCGGAGCATATTGTCATCACAAGTGGCAGCGACTCATTTACATGAGAAAGAGATCAGGAGGTAAGTTCTTACCGAAGAGTGAAACAGAGGCATTAGAGAATGATAAGAGAGTAGCACCTTCACAGGCTTCGGCAGCAGGTGTTCCAGATTCAAAGATTAATCCTAAGGATTATGGTACTGCGAATACTCGCCCTATAGATATGCCTAACAGAGGAAAATTGAACTAATATGTCACAGGTATTATTTGTATCGCCAAGCGATGTTATAAAGAGAACAGGGATCAATGGTAATGTTGATCGTGATCAGATGATTCAGTTCATTAAGATCGCTCAGGATATCCATATCCAGAACATTCTAGGGACTAGATTATTCAATAAGATTGCTAGTGATATCTCAGCAGATACATTGACAGGAGACTATCTAAGCCTTTTCACGAACTATATTCAGGATATGGTAATCCACTATTCAACGATAGAGATATTGCCTTACATCCATTATAAAGTAGCAAATGGAGGCATCTATACAAAGGGTGCTGAGAATGGTACAAGTGTTACAAAGGAGGATCTAGATTATCTGATCCAGAAGGAGCGAGATATCGCAGAGCATTATTCTAGAAGATTCGTAGATCATATGGCTTTCTATAGTTCAAGATATCCAGAATACAACACATCTTCTAATGATGATATGTATCCTAGTAAGAATCAGAACTTCAATGGATGGGTTTTATAATTAAGAATACTTACAAGCCTAAGCAGGAGAACATCCAGAAGCTAAAGAAGTATCTCATGAAAAAGAATAAGAAGAATGGCTAACAACATAAATTGGGGTAAGATATATGAGTCTACTGCTTGGGGTAGTGGGGTAGATAACAATACTATTGGTTGGGGTGATTCGTATGCTGATTTAGCAGGAGGCGGCCCAGAGAATACTATTGCTCCTGCAATTAGCGGGACTGCTGAAAGAGGCGAGACCTTAACATCTACTACAGGTACTTGGACAGGCACAGGAACGATTACTTATGCCTATCAATGGAAGCGCAATGGCGCAGATATCAGCGGTGCTACTGCTTCTACTTATGTGTTAGTTGCAGGGGATGATAATGCCTTAATGACTTGTGTAGTTTCGGCTACTGATACTGAAGGTACAAAGAGTGCTACTTCAAATACTTTAGGTCCTGTATTGGCTGCTCCGTTGAATCTAACATCTCCTGTAGCAAGTGGAACGGCACAAGTAGGTCAAACACTATCTACAACGGATGGAACTTGGCAAGGAATCGCAACGATTACATTTGCTTATCAATGGCGCAGAGATGCGGTTAATATAAGTGGTGCTACATCAAGCACCTATACTTTAGTAGCTGCGGATTATACTACGGATGTTGATTGTGTTGTAACGGCAACAAATAGTTTAGGAAGTGCGAATGCTGATTCTAATGATATCCTAAACATCGCAGGAACTGCTCCAGTAATTAGCGGAGTGCCTACGATAAGCAGTCAAACGCAAGTAGGGGAAACGATTACTGCAACGGCAGCGAGTGTGAGCGGTGTACCAACACCGACAACATCTTTCCAATGGCAGCGTAGTGCTGATGGTTCTACGGGATGGGCTAATATCTCTGGAGCGACATCTTCAACTTACACGCTTGTTTTAGCGGATGACACTAACTATGTGAGAGCGGTACAAACTTCAACCAATGCAGTAGGAAGCGATTCAGCAAATAGTGCGGCAAGTGCGCAGATTTCACAAGGTTCGGCATTTGATGCTGACTACCAAGCGGTATTGGATAGAGCAAGTACATTAGGCTATACTGCACCAAGTGCTGCACAACAAACCTTGCAGAATACACTTGTAGAGGATTTAAAAACTGCGGGTGTATGGTCTAAACTTGATGCTTTCTATTTATTCGCTACGGATGGCGATAGCGACTATGCGACTCTAAACTTTGTAGCACCGAGCAATTTCCAAGCAACGAAAACCAATAGCCCAACATTTACGGCAGATGAAGGTTTTACGGGCGATGGTGTAAGCGCATATCTTGACACCAATTTGAATCAAGCAAATGATACAACCAACTACACGCAAGATGATGCCTCTTTCGGTGTTTATGCTTGGAATGATATAGGGGGTACTGGGGAATACCCTATGAGTGCAGATAACTTATCTACAAGATTGAGGTGGGCACAAAATACTGGAGCTAATAGAATTAATCATTCGGGAACACCAAGCCCTCGTGGTAATATTTCAACAAATAGAACGGGTTTAATAGGTCTCAATCGTACAAGTAGTACGGCTTGGGAAGGGTTAGATGAAAGCGGTAGTATAAATACGGGTTATGGGGGTGCTTCAACAACACTATCAAATAATAGTTTTGTTATTTTAAAATTTACTTCAAACTACTCAGAAAACAAAATAGGTGTTGCTTGGATAGGCGGTAGTTTTACCTCTGCGGAGTGGAGCGATTATGTTGATGCAGTAGACACTTATATAGCAGCATTATGATAGTATTAAAAGCAACACAAGCCCAATACGAGGCTTTAGATGGATATAGAAACGGAGACAACCTTTTGAAGTTTGCTAAAGATGGAAACGACAATTGGATTGTAGGTACTGCGGTATTGAGTGATGCTGCCTTTGCAGCAATACACGACCAACTAAATGTATTGGAGCGTATAGAGTATGTTCCTGTTCCAGAACCATTAGAAGAATAGAAACGCTTGGGGCTGATTGGTTCCCTGAGGAGATGATATAAGCTATGAGTAAGAATAGATATAATGTTCCACAAGATAATAGAAGGGGATGCCTTTGTAAGGATGGTAAGCGGTATTCTAGAGAATGCTGCAAGGGTGATTATGTTAATCAGGGCATTGGTAATATCACGAAGGATGAAACTGAGTAAGAATCTTACATTAGGAGAAGCAACAAAATCACATACTGCGATTAAGTATGGGATAAGCAATAAGCCCTCTGGAGAGCATCTGTCTAACTTGATCCAGATAGCTAGTAAGATATTCCAACCTGTAAGAGATCACTTCCAGAAGCCTATCATAGTGAGTTCAGGGTATAGATCTCAAGCATTGAATGATATCATAGGAGGTGCATCAGCATCTCAGCACTCAAAAGGTGAGGCTTTAGATTTAGATGGATCAGTAGAGAACTTCCTGATCTTTGAATACATCAAGAACAATCTGGAGTTTGATCAACTGATATGGGAATTTGGAGATGATGAGAACCCTGATTGGGTTCATGTCTCTTACAAATCAGAGGACAATAGAGGAGAGATCCTTCAAGCCGTTAGGCAGAATGGCAAGGTGATCTACAGGAGATGGTAAGAAGGTGCTTAAATAATCTGAAGGAGATCTTCCTATATGCCGATTCTCAGCCTACTGAGATTATGCTAGGGATGTTGAATTTCATTCTCTTGCTTCCTGCGACTATGATAGAATTAGGATGGATTCCTATCTATCAGATCTCAGGGATTCTAGCAGGTGGCTATCAGTTATTTGCCGTTGCAAGACAGGATATCTCAATGAGGAAAAATGCTTCTTTTCTAAGTTTTGTGGTTTTTACTATGACAATAGTATTGTATGGATCTTGCGGATACTTCTGGAGATCAGCATCACATTGGGGATGGGTAGTCTTATGGCTTTCATCATTGAGTAGCGTAAAAAGAGTAACAACAGAATACTACCACAGGAAATGGAACAACAGGGCATAATCATTGCAATCATTACTGCTCTTACAAGCGGTGCTGCTTGGAAGTTTTGGGAGCAAAAGATGAAGGCAAAGCAAGAGGAGAAGGAATTAAATAGAGCAGAGGACTTTGCGTATCGTGATGATCTGAAGAGTAGAGTAGCGAGATTAGAGCAGTTGTTAGAGGAGAGCAATACGAAGGTATTGGAACTTACTGCTGAGGTTCATGCGCTGAGAACTGAGGTGGGGTTTCTAAAAAAAGAAAACGATAGATTACGAGGATGATAGATAGAGTCACAAAGAATTGGAAAACTACGGCAGTAGGTGCAGTATTATTTGCAGCAGGTATTATATTAGTGGCTATGGAGAAAGCGAGTCTCACAGAGGCGGGGACTTTCTTTGGTGTAGCCTTTATGTTATTCTTTTCTAAAGACAAATTATGAACGATACAGATTTTGGATTCTCAGATGCCTTTGAGGATTTCGTAGATGAACTAACTAATGACAAGGCAAACGACAAAGCCTGTTCAATAGATAATCCAGATTGCGAAGCATGTGGGAGTTAATAAAAAGGGGAGCAGTTCTGATAGGGCTGCTTTTTTTACTTCAGGGGTGTGGTGCGAAGTATTACCTCAATCGTGCGATTGCAAAAGATCCAACAATTCTAGATTCGGTTGTCCTAAAAGTGGACACTCTGATCATAACTCAAAAAGAAGAGGTTAGAGACACTTTAATTCTTCAGAAGATAGATACTATCACTTTAGAGAGAAACGGCATTAGAATTGATCTGAGGCGTGTCTATGACACTATAGAGGTAGATGTTCAATGTCCTAGTGATACTATCAGGATCCAGAAGGAGATCAGAGTACCTCAGGTTGTCTATCAGGAAAAGAACTTTGATAGGAAGTATCTATATCTCTTGATTATCTCAATAATCCTTTATACCTTCGGTCTTATTAAGTTACTTAAGTAATTATATTATATATATATATTATATTACTCTGAAAGAGTAACTAACTATAATACTATATATACTCTCTTACAGAGAGAAAAAAATATAATGACTAGAAGACAGAAGAGTATTGCTATAGAGATGGGTAAGTTAGAGGATGATTATAACAATCATTTCTTATCTCACTTTGGCTTTCATGATGAACAGAGATCTGATCACTATACTTTCTGGAAGTATTACCAAGAGGAGCAGAGCATATGACAATGAGAGAAGCACAGACTCTAGCAGTTAGCCTTAATGACAAGGGTTATACTGCTTGGGCAGTTCAAGGGTTTAGCGTTAAGCTAATGATCAATGGAGTATTATACGAAATAAAAGAAGCAGATGAGAGATCCTAACATTGATAGATACCTTCATAAGATGGCTATGCTATTCCAGAACTTGGGAATAGAATCAACTCCTGAGCAGAGATTATATGCTAAGGAAGAAGAGAGAAGATACTTGGGTAGGATAGCAGAGATTGATTGGGAGTATGCTCAGAGATTAGGATATGACTGATCACACTAAAATAGAGATCAAGTTAGGTAAGATACCTAGTCTTAATAAATTCTACTCCTCACCACATTGGACATTCAGATCCAGAGAAAAGACTAAGTGGAAGGAGATCATTACTGATCAGTTAGATTATGACTTTCAGTTTGAGTATTGTGTGATTACTGCAAAGGTCAATTACAGATACGATCTAGATAATTGCATTATGGCTATCAAGTTTACTCAGGATGCATTGGTAGATGCAGGAATGATAGCAGATGATAATAAGAAGTTCATCAAGTCAGTCAGGATAGAACCTGCTACTGATATCCCTAAGGATTCATCAGTGA